AATTAAAATCATTTCAACAATGCAACTGGTGGGTAAAACATTTCTGTCACCAAAAGAGGTAATTCTAAAATGTTCATCTACCGAATAAGATGCAAAAGTTCTTACAAATTTACTGTCTTTAGAAAAAACATAACCTTCAATTACACAATGGTCAGGATTAAAATTTTCAAACTCTTTTTCATCACACCAACCTGTATCTCCAGTTGGGTCAATAAAAACTATTTTATATTTTTTATACAATTCAATCTTGTCTATTTCTTTTTTCTTCATCATTTTTACCTTTGATTATTCTTTGTAAATTTTCAATTTCCTCATTCATTCTGTCGATGACATCTTTGCATTTACATTCAGGTTCAGTGACGTGTGCTTTTTTTTGTAAAAGAATGATTTGTTTGTCATTTTTTTTCTCCGAATTGTTTTATTTGAACGTAAAAATCTACGAGGTCTTTTGCTGGAACTACGTGACCTATTGAAGTGTAGTTATCTCCACCTCTTTTAAGTGGATAACCAACTACAAATTTCTTAAGTAAATCTAATGGAATACCAATAAAAATTTGGTCTTTACGTTTTGGTACTTCTAGAAAGAAAACCCAATATCTAGCTGTGCTTACTGCAATACCAGAAGGTTTTTGTCTGCTTTCTATTTCAATAAATACATTAGAAGTTTTTTGCCAAAGTCTATCTGCTTTAACTTCAACTGTACCTTCTACTATTTTTTGAAATTCGTTTTCATACTTTTGACCAAAAGCCAAGTCCAAGTCGAACTTGTTAGTGTGTTTCAGACCAATTGCTGCCTACTTTAATTTCACCAGTCAGTGGACATCTAAAATTAAAATGTTTTTGTGTTAATTCAAAAGTTAATGAAGCGATAGATTTAAACTGTTCTATTTTTTCTTTAACAACGTAGAACTGCATTTCATCGTGAATATGCAGAACCATCGCATAATCTTTACCCCATACAAAACCATTACGAACTAAATTATCATTTAAAATAATTGTTCCTTGTTTAACAAGTAAAGCTCCTGCGGATTGTATTAAAGTATTTAATGTAGAATATTCTGCTCTACATATTAGTTTTCTACCATCTAAACCTTTTAAATAACCTGTACTTCTAAATTTATTTCTAGCTGATTGATTAAGAAGTTTTAAAGCTGGTAATGCTTCCTCAAATTTTTCTCTAACTACTCTTGCTTCGTTGTCAGACGTTCCAATAATTTCAGCAATTCTTTTATTTCCTGCACCATAAATATAAGCATATATGAAAGTTTTAGCTTGAGAACGTGAGGATAATCCGAGAATTTTTTGATTGGTGGTATGTATATCTGCTTCAAGTAATTCTTTTTGAAAAGCACCATTGTCAAAATTATATAAGTAATGAGAAAGGACACGAAGCTCAAGACCAGAAAAATCAATACCACACATAACCATATTGGAAGGAGCAATAAATAGCTGACGAAATTCAGTACCATATAAACTATCTTTGCTTGGTACTTGTGCAAGGTTAGGACTGTGGTGGGTGCATCTTCCTGTAACTGCTCCGTTTTCAATAATTTTTCCATAAATTTTTCCATTAGATATTGATTTTAATAAAGACTGTTCTCCTTCAGCTAATTGAGAAATTCTTTTTTGAACTAAAAAATGTTCAGCTAAAACTTTAGCAACTGGAAATTTAAGTTCTGATAAAATCTTTTCATTTATTTCTGGCTTACCTGTTGCTGTAAATTGTGTTGGTTTCCAACCAAATAAAACTTGAAGTCTATTAGCTATATGTTCTCTAGAATTAGGATTGAATACTTCTGTAATGTATCTGTTTATTGGTACACCTTTTTTATAACCTAACTTTGCATTGTCTCTTTTAGGTCTAAATACACTGTCTAATCTTTCCCAATTTGGGAAGACCGAAGCTAGGTGTTTCTCCAGCTCCAGTCTTCTTTTTAGCAAGGACTGATATAGCTTCTCAAGAGAAGTCACATCTATCAGAACTCCGTGTTCTTCTTGTTTTTTTATCCAATAAGCAAACTTATGCTCTAGTTCTATTGCTTCTTTAGAATAATTTACGTTCTGTATTAACTTATAAAGTTTGTGAGTTATCTCTACATCTCTCTCACAATAAGTCTGCATTTCTTGAGACCACTCATCAAATTGTTGTTTATCTTTAAAATCACCTTTTAATAAACCAAGTCTAAAACCATAACTTTCAAGTGAATGTTTGCCTATTAATTTAGGTGGTACATTATTTGCCTTACAGTCTTCTTCAATTCTGTTTGTCCAAATTAATCTTGCAAGAAGTAATGTATCAACAATATTTCCATTAAATTGAAATCCATAAACTTTTTCTAAAGCTGGTAAATCAAATTTTAAAACATTGTGGCCAATTAAAGTATCTGCTTTCTTTAATAATTCTAAACCTTCATTTATATTTTTAGGATTATAAGAATATACTTTATCAGTATTTATATCCTTGCAAACTATACAATGAATTTTATTTAGCTTATCTACAAAGCCATTAGTTTCTACATCTACAATTAGTTTCATATTAATAATTTAAACACCCAGTCATAATGACTGTTGCTCCTTTATAAGTTTTTTGGTTTTTGATTTTATCTTCTATGTTTTTACTACAACTTAATTTGTAATTAGGTTCGTAGAAAAATGTTTCTTCACTAGTAACTATGAAAAAAAATATTTAGCAAAAGAAAATTGTTTAGTAACAATATAAACAAAAAATACTAATAAAATTAAGAAAATAAAAATTACAATATAATTTCTTATTCTTATATGCCTATCAATATCTCTTTGAACTTGGTCTCTAAAACTTTTTAAAATAAAATTATCCATTAGTGTATTACCGCTATTGTTATTTTTTCTGTTGAAGGAAGAAATGTTGAAATATTTTTAAGAGCTTTATCAATTATCTTTTGAGCTTCAACATCTCCACACATTATAACTGGAAATACGTTTTCAAATTTAATTGAATTATAAATTGCAGTCATAATTGTTTTACAAGTTTCATAAACTATCTGTTGTTGTCTTGTAGATAATTTAAGATATTCGTCTCTTTCAATTAAGTAAGTAAGAATAAATTTTTCTAAAGTTTTATTGTTCATTCAAATTGTCCTTCCGATAGTCTGCCTGATTGTTTGTTGTAAATTAAAGTTGTCGCAATTCCTGTGTCACCAGAAAATCTATTTTTTAAAACTCTTACATTCATAAGATTGCTTTCATTTTCAGATTGTTGATTTCTTTCAAATCCAATAACTGCGTCTGATAATTGAGCTAATGAATGAGAACCTCTTAATTGATTAAGAGAAGTAGTGTGGCCTTCTTCGTGTCCTGTTTTACTGTCAGGTCTTTTTAAATGGCTAACCACAAACATTGCACATTTAAGTTCTTCAACTAAACTTCGGAGTTTAGTCATAGTATTGTCTATTAAACGTCTTTCATCACCTTCTTCTAAACCTGAAATAACTATTGAAATATGGTCTAAAAATATAATTTTGCAGTCTAATCCTTGAACCATATAGCGAATACGACTTATTAAATCTTCGCTATCACTAGAACCAAAGTGGTCGTAGAAACAGATTTTATCTTTTATTTTCTCCCACGAACTAATTATAGTTTCATTAGGTATTGTTTTTTTAACTAGTGGGTTATGCAGGGGAGCATTAACTGGTATAGAGACAATACCTCTTACACTTCTCTTAACACTTTCCTCTAAAGCAATGTAACCAACTTTAAATCCTTTTTGAATTACATCATAAGCAATTTCTCTACATACTTGAGATTTACCTGTGCCTGAACCAGCAGTTAATAATACAAGTTCACCAAATCTAATTCCTAATAATTTTTCATTTAAGCCATTCCAAAGATAAGGAATACTTTCAACTTCATCATCATTAAGAAGTAAATCTTTTGTATCTGCTCCTAGAATAATTCCTTGTGGTGTATAAGTTTTAGCTCCCCATATCGCATCAATAATTTTATCACCTTTGTCTTCTTGTAATAATTCATTTGCGTCTTTTGCTGGAAGTTTTGCTATCTTAACTTTTTTAACTGGTAATACTGTAGCACACTCAACACTTGCTTGAACTCCTGCTTCATCATTATCAAACATTAAAATAATGTTTTCAAATTTTGATAACCACTCTAATTCTTTTTTAATATATTTTTTTGCTGACGAAGCTCCTGAAGGAACAGACACAACAGGATATTTATTATTGTTTAATTGAGAAACAGACATTGCATCTATTTCACCTTCTGTAATGACAATCATTCTGCCACCATCTTTCCAATTTTGCTGCCCAAATAATAATGCAGAATTTAAGTCTCCTAACCAAATAAAAGATTTGTCTTGAAATCTTAAATGCTGTGCAACCTTCTGATAATTTTTATTATAATAATTTGCTATCTGAACTGGTTGTCCATTATAGAAACCTTGTTCATAATTAAATACTTTACAAGTTTCTTCATTAATTTTTCTTTTAGGTAATGCTTGTATTGTTCCGTCAATCATATCAGTTGCCTTTTCTTGAATTACTTCTTGTTGAATTTGTTCTTGCGTATTAGGATATTTTGTAACTTTGCAACCAAAGCAGTAGGTATGGTTGTCGCTATAGACTGCTAGGTTATCTTTTGAACCACAATCAGAACAAGGTGCGTGATAAAGAAATTTACTTTCTTCATTATAAGGCATCTGCTTTCTTGTGTTCTTCTATTTCTTTTTCATCAACAGTACCAAAAGACCATTTGTAATTTGGTATGTCTTCCTGCTGTAAATATTTATCTACATCAAAGTTAGGACAGGTCTTTGTAGGATTAACGTGGTAGTGGCCTATAATTCTTGCATCAGGATATTTTAAAACCCATTCTGATAATAATTTATGCAAACTTTCCCATTGTTCAGAAGTAAAATTATCTTCGTTTTTGTTATCTTCTGATAAACCACCAACTAAACAAACACTGGTACTTACGTCATTTATTTCAACTGCGTGAGCTTGGTGTTCATCATCTTGTCTGCCCTGTTCTATAGTTCCATCTCTTTTAATAACTCTAGCATAACCAATCTTTAACCAGCTTCTTTCTCTGTGCCATCTATCAATCACTTTTGCATCAACATTCATTGATGGTTTTGATAATGAACAGTGAATTACTATAAAATTAGTTTTACTTCTTGGCATCGTTTGTTTCCTTAATTTCGCTTAACCATTCATCTGGGAATGATTTTTTTGTTGTGGCAATACAATGATATTTAAAACCAAATAGTTCACACCATTTGCCATAAGTTGTTTTTGATTTCTTTCCAATCTTTGTTTTGGAATTAGAAAAAATAAATCTTAAATCTAAATCAGGATTTTGTTGTTTTATTAATTTATGCTTTTTTCTATCTGCTGAATTAAATGCACCTTTAGTTTCTATTAAAAGATTATTACAAGGAAAATCTACTGAATAAGTTTTTTTCTGTTCAGGCATAGAGTAAGT